CTTCTGAGTTCAGGATATTCAAATCTTTCTCTGGTATTCCCTAATAATATCAGGGAAGGTGCATAATATTCTCTACCTTGATGATCTTCCACAGGACAATCAAAGATACCCCATGTCTGTATTACACTATAATCTGCTGTACTCTTGGTGGAGAATGCTGTATCATATGTCTGTATAATCATATTACAGGTGGGAGCATCATCTTCATCCCATGTTTTAAACCATGTTGATTTAATAGCACCACCTTCATCAGGGGTAGGGTTCTGCATATACAAGGCATTCCAATACTTGGTACCATTATTAGCCCTGATCTCTGCTTCATCCATCCTGAGAACCTTTTCAGGTTTCCATTCAGGAAAATAACTGGAACCTATTGGTAAATTTAAAAGTTTAGCTGATTCTTCATTAAGCCATGCAGGAATAGAAATAACTTCCCAAGGTAGTGTTTCTTCTGTTTGATTATTTAATAACCACCCACAAAGATCATCTTCATGAAATCGTGTATTGATAATGACAATGGAACCATTAGGCATGAGACGAGTTCTGAGACCAGCAGGATACCAGTCCTTTATATATTTACGTCCTGTTTCTGAGAATGCATCTTCTTCTGACATTGCATCATCTATGAGTGCTATGTGTGCACCACGTCCAGCAACCTGTGATCTGACACCTGCTGCATAATATGTACCATTCTGTTTAGTTTTCCATTTACCAGCAGCTCTTACATCTTGTCTGAGGTTCACACCCGGAAAAATTTCCTGATAAAGTTCCTGTTTCAGGATATCCCTTACTGTTCTACCGAAGTCACTGGCAAGTTGATCACTATGAGAGATAGACATAATCTGATGATTGGGGTTGCGTCCTATATACCAGCTTGGAAAGAGCTGTGAGCATAATAATGATTTACTGGATCTGGGTGGTAGGAATACCATGAGTCGTTTAGGTTCTTCGGAATCAACTATCTCTTGTAGTTTATCGGAAATAACTTTAATATGCTTACCAACTTTAAACTGATCAACTAAAGTAGGTGCCATGAACTGTACATAAGAGAAAAAACTACCACGACATGCTTGAATTGCTTTCGCATATAACTGTCTGATTGCTTCTTTTTTATTAATGGAGCTTTCTAACATTCTTCTGATCTACCATGTTCCTATAGAGATGACTAATGTGTTCAAATGCAATGAGAAGATTTGTTCTGAAAAGATCCTCCTCATCATTCTTTATTAATTCTGATTTAGCTAAGTGCTCCATGGAAGCTAACAGATCTGCTACGAGAAAACTCTCAGTTAACTTGTCCTTTTCCACCATTCTTTACAACCTTTAATCCTATAACTTCTGCAAGTTTGTGTATATCCTGCTCATCATCTACATTAATCCCAGAAATCTCTTGCCTGATTTCCTTTTTATCTACAAACATTCCCAGATGTTTTGCAATAAGTTCCATTGATCTGTTGGCATTGGTATAATCCTCTGCATCAGTGGCTCTCATATATGTTTGATATACCTTATCCATTACTTTCTGTGCATCCCAAGAAACTTTCTCAATCACTTCTTCCCTGAGAGTTTCTATATAAGCACGTATTTTAGGATTAGACAAGTATTGGTGTGCTCTCTTTACAGTCTTACTGGCATCCAGTTCTCCTGTATCAGTACGATGCACAGGAGCATAACCAGCATTCAGAAGAGATTGCTTGGCATCATTGGTTGCCACATATGCCTCAGCAAACTTCTGTTGCTTGATAGTTAATCCATAATCATTTACAGGTTCTCTAGCCATGTGTAGATAATAACAGATATTCTCTGGGAAGACAAGTAAAAGTATTTGCATAATCTTAGAATCTATGTTATTTTATCCTTGAAGAGAGGGTAAAGACTATAATTAATAATTATCTTTTACATATCTCTTAAAGATCTTTAATAAGATAACCCGGATAAACCTTCTATGTTTCCTTACAATACCTCTGAATGGGATTTTATTTCTAGTAGTAAATCTTAATGAATATTCAAGATGAAATTATAGAAGCTATTGATAAGTATATTACACCTTCTGTATCTATGCATGGTGGTAAAGTTGAATTACTTGATTATGATAAAGAAAAGAAACATGTTCATGTAAAATTAAGTGGTTCTTGTGCAGGATGTGCGTCATCTATATATACTTTAAAGATGGGTGTAGAACGTACCTTACAACATCTCTTTCCAAAGTCTGTTAAGAGTGTCTCTCATGAAGAATCTGAAATAACTAATCCTTATTATACTTAATCCCAATTTCATAATTTTGCTCTTTACGTGGGGGTGGGGTATATATAGGAGGGCTTCGCAGAAAATTTTCCCCTCCCCTGTGTCCTTTTTCTGTAGCTCGATACTAGTTGAGAATAGTTCTCAGTCGCAAGTAACATATTACTAAATTTATCTAGATGCGAACGAGTCGCAATTGCAACCGGGACGAGCCGAAGGCGAGCCCAGGAATGACTCTCAATCGCAATGAGAATGGCTCGCAACTACTCTCCATAAAATCTCCACAATCTATAAACTTTATATTCATCTGATTATGTTCTACTAATAATTGAAAGGACAAATAAATTGTTAAAAGAATTTTTAAAAATTAAAAATCAAATCCTTTTAGAAGGGAGTTTAAAAAAATGAATATCTTTTCAAGATTATTTGGTAGCAATGAAACAGTTTATAAAGCTGTTTATATTCAACCAACTAAAGATTGTTTTCAACGTAGAACTAATCGCTATGGCAAAATTGGTTCGTGGTCGAACAATCAAGGTTATTTGTCAGTTAATCAAGCCAACGATACAGGGCAGTGGGCAAGTAAATTAAAAAGAGTGTCTTAGAAGTTAGCTAACTCCTAGACAAAAAGAATCCCTTCTTAGAGAAATTCGAGAAGGGATTTTTTTTATGTTTAATCAATGCCCGGCAAAGTCGCAGCAAAATAATGCTGCATAAAGTGTAACAAAATACTTATCTCATTCGTTATATATATAGATAGTAAATAAACATGAAAGGAAATAAAATGGAAACTTTAGAAATAAACATAGATGATTGTGTTATATATTCTCAAGATATACCATTAAGCAAATTACTAAAATCTAATTGTGATTTTGTTATTTGTGAGAATAGCTACGATAGAGACTATGCATTCCTTCCTGAAGACTTTGAAGATTGTAAAAGTTGGAAGCAAGTAGTTAATAAATGTATAAGAGAATATAATATAAAACCAACACAAATAGAAGTCTATCCTGTAGAAGTCAGAGAACTAGGACTTCTATAAAATAAAAAAGGACTTGTGGAATATCTCTCACAAGTCCTTTTCTTTATCTTAAATATAAATCTAGAAAATCTTAAAGTTATCTAAACTATCTTGACTTACCTTTTCATATTCAAGGTCTTGCATAAATCTGTTGATATGTCTGCTCGTAGTTACTGAATGGAATTGCTCAGTTACTGTATTAAATCCATCTGCTGAAATTACAGCAACAGGAGTTTCATAACTGAATAGTATTTGAGCACCATTCGGAACAGTCACAACATTCTGATTATGCTTTATTGGTTTAAGTTTTATCATAGTTGTTACCTTCTACTTGTTTTATATTTAAGACTTTTATCAGCTCCTATTACATACTTAACAATATATCTAATTCGGTCACTTGTTAAAGTCTTTTGCATGTTCTTACTGTACAATAAAAATATGTAGACTGTCTATAGTTATTATGAATATTTTATGTAGAAGAACAAAACGTGAACAAGATATGAGCTGAAAATTATACCACATTTTTATGTAGATTTTATGTAGATTTCGTGGACATTGTAAAAGTTACAGTTGAGATAATCGTGGACATTGTAAAAGTTACAGTTGAGAATTATTTTAGATAATCGTGGACATTGTAAAAGTCCCCCGAGCGAAGCGAGGGGCTGCGAATGACTCTCACTTGCATTGAGAATGAGACGCAGTCTCCCCAGGAATGAGTCGCAACTGCATTGAGAATGACTCTTACTTACAGGGACGAGCCGAAGGCGAGGACCTGGAAATGACTCTCACTTGCATTGCGACTAAGTCTCATTACTAATACGAATGGTTCTCATTCACAAGTCTTATGCATTACTCTTAAAAGACTTTGGAAAGTACATTGCATAATTCCTTTATAAGACAATACCTTCCCTCTAAAATGTGAGGTATAAGAAATTTAAAAAGTTATCTTAAATGTTCTTATGCATGGCATATTCCAGGAACAAAGCAGGAACATTGTGATATATATGCAACACTTTTCCTATACTCTAAACAAAATGCATTGATATTAATTATAATGTATACATCTATACTCACTTGTGGTAATTCTTATATCAGTGTTTTAATTTTAAAAAATAAGGAAAAAAGATGAGTGATTTATTTAATGATGAAAAAATCAATCTTAAAGAATGGTCGATTGATGAACTGTATAATGAGTGGACTAATACACATTCAGATTTACAACGCTGTATTCATGATAGAAAATTTGCCTCTAAAAACCAAGCCGACATAAATGAGTATAGAAATAAAATTGAATATGAATTACAACTTAAAGGTTTTGATTGGAGTGTATCATGATAGATGGATTAGTGTTCGGATTAGTTGATAATGGTGTACTTATATTAGGTGCATTTACAGGATTATCTATAGAGAAGTATCTACCTAAACGCTATCAACGTGGAGTTGGTGCTGTCATAGGAGCAGGTATAGGTAACACCATATCAGATACACTTGGTGCAATCGTAGATACTACTATGCATGGTATGATATTAGGAATTACAATCGGATGTCTTATCCCATTGATAACTATTCCCATGATTGCAAAGTATAGGAATGTGAAATGATATTATCACAAGCTATTAAAAATAATACCACACAATTTGAAAAGCAAATTATTCATGATGTGAATAAACCATATACTAATAGTAGAACTAACATTACATATCCTAACTATCCTTACTCAGTTATTAAACCAAGTGTGAATAAAAAGCTAGGCAAGAAAGTTTTAAAGGGAAACTTTAAAAACTATCTTATGTATACACTTACACTAATTGAAAGAGAAACTTGTTCACCTAATTGTGAACATCATAATAATTGCTATGGTAATAATATGTATATGGCTATTAGATTTAAAGTAAATCATAACTTCATGATTAGATTAGAACAAGATTTAAAAGGGATTGCTATGCTACCTAAAAACAAGCATGGTTTTTTATTAAGATTGCACGTGTTAGGTGACTTTGAAAGCATAGAGTATGTAAAGTTTTGGGATAGGATGTTAAAAGAAATACCTAATCTATATATCTATGGTTACACAAGAAGTTATGATGATAAATTTGTGGAAGTTGGTAAAGAAATTTTAAAAATGAATAAGATATTTAAAGAAAGATTTAGAATAAGATTTTCTAATGACTTAACAAAAGAATATTCTGCTAACAGTGAAGACATAACAAGCAAAGGTATAACTTGCCTAGCCCAATTAAAAGAGAGTGTGTCTTGTTCAACTTGTACTCTATGTTGGGCAAGTAATAAACCAATAAGATTTTTAACACATTAATAATACATAATTTCTCCATAATAGTATGTTACTAATAAGACAATGAAAGGAAAAACTAAAATGAAAAATAAATTTGGTAAATCAAAAGACATAGACAATGCATACGCTACATATTTTCTCATGGATGTTAAGAACGATATGTACTTTGAATGGAAGATATTAAAAACATATCAGAAAAAAGATAATGAAGATAAAAACCAATATGCTAGGTGGTTTGTGGCGTGTAAATCACCCATGACACATGAT